GATCTGCGGATGGACCGTCACTTAGTTGAGGCCCTCGTTCCGTAAGTCTTAGCTTATTAAGGGTATAATGCTCCCCAGATAGAAGAGATAATCCGCGCGACTACCGAGAACCGTTCCCCAGTATTTATCATCGACGATAAGGGAGTGAAGCGCATGACTGCTACCCTCAAGGGTACCACTCTATCTGGTTCAGCTGTTAAGACTACGCTCATGAACACTATGAATTCCATAATGTATACGAAGTTCATAGCATCGGAGGCGGGCGTTAAGGTTAAAGTATACGCTGCCGGGGATGATGTGTTGATCATTATTCCAAAGGATTCTTATGAACATTTCGAGGGTATTTTCTGGAAATTTTATACTCGTCCTGGGCGAGAGGGGCCGTATGGCTTAGGTTAATCGGCTAAGAGGATCGACCACTCTGAATCGGAGTTTAATTTCCTATCCAGAGTTGGGGCAGTCCGAGACGGTAAGCTCCATTGGATCCGCGACCCAGAGAGGGTTAACTTGACGGCAAAGGTCACAGACGCTTTGCGTTAGAACAACGGCCCGTTGACTCTTAAGTAATTCCTGGATGCAATTAAAATTGCTTATACGGAGGCTGGCACTGACGCCTATGCCTCATGGTATGATGAGTTCCGCAGCTTATACTAATCGGAATTAGATTCTGACACTATAGCCTATGAGAAGCTTAGGAAGTCGGCCAAGACGTGGTTAGATGAGTGGGAGTACAAGCATTGTATGCGTAAAGCTCCCCATTCGGATGACATGTGGCTCACTTAGCCTATGAGGGCACACATAACCCCGCTTTGCTAGCCCGCCTTTGCTGACACCTTGCTCAAGGAGAGTCCGTTTGTACACCCCGACAGCCATCTAGAGTATGAGTCTTGCACGTGGCGCCAAGAGTACAGCAGTTTGCCGACTGACCTCAATGCGGGTACCCTAGCTTACGAGGCCTTGAAGAAACAGGCCACGGCATGGGGGCAGGAGCAGGAGGCATTGGATAACCCGTAGGTTTCCAAAGTCGAGAAGCCGGCACCCTTCGTGTTTACCGCTAGGGAACAGCAGGTGGAGACGAACCCGGGGCCAGATGATATGGCTCAAGAGGTACTCGAACCTGCATGACCTTATCCCTGGCGAGGGTATACGCTAGACCATCACGACTATAACACCGTGCACATTCCTGAGTGTACGGTTCACATTAACATTACAGGACTGCCCCCTAAAATCCTTTGGGGGTGGGGATCAGGTGGCCTCTTACTTTCCTGGGTGAGAGGCACATGCAAACAGGGCCGCCCCCCGGAATCCGGTGGGGGCGAGTATTAGGTGGCCACTTACTTCCCTGGGTAAGTGGCAAATTGACACAGGGCCGCTCCCCAAAATCCTGCGGGGGCGTGTACTAGGTTGCCATTCACTTTCCTGGGTGAATGGATGTATATAACAGGACCGCTTTCTAAAATCCTTCGAAAGCGTGTACTCTAGGTGGGCGCCCCGCTCCCATGACCGCATTATAGCAGATTGGAGGTGAGGGTGTTGGTTTGGTACAACCGAGCTCCCCTGTCAGCATTACGGCTGACACGGGGGCCC